TGCAGTTCCCTGCGCGAGACCTCCGTTTGAGGGTGGGTTGCAGGTAGCTGCACACCGAACGGCACCCTGCGCGAGACCTCCGTTTGAGGGTGGGTTGCAGGTCATGGCGCAGGACGGTCAGGGCACCCCCACCTGCGCGAGACCTCCGTTTGAGGGTGGGTTGCAGGAGCAACGGTAGACGTTCACACCGGCATAGACCTGCGCGAGACCTCCGTTTGAGGGTGGGTTGCAGGGGCTGCACTCGCAATTCGAGGAGATCGCCCCTGCGCGAGACCTCCGTTTGAGGGTGGGTTGCAGGCGAGCCGGTCGACTTCGACGACGCGCTGTTCCTGCGTGAGACCTTCGTTTAAGGGTGGGTGGCAGGGGGTGCATGCGAAAGCACTATTGCCCGCCGCCTGCATGACAACTCCAACTAGTAACGGGAGGATGTACGGAATGTCGTCCAATCATGAAGCAATCCGCGTCTTGCGATTCGAGGTCTACACCATCCAAGGCGATCACCGCGCCGTGCGTCGCCGGTGGCATGACCTGGCGGATCAGTGCCAGCAGGCGGTCAATCTGATCTGGGAAACGTGGCTCGTCTGGCACGTGCTGCAAAAAAGCGCGCCGGCGATCCGGGATTATCTCGACCGGTTGGCCCGGTGGCGCAAGAGCAAGAACGGCGTCAAGCCGAAATTGGCCGTCGTCGCGATGCCTGCGGAGCTCCGGCGGCTCTGCTATCACCACCTGGCCGATGAGTTTCCGACGCTACACCAACGCCCGCGGGATCTGTTGCTCAACGACGTTGCCGGGAAGATTCGCACACGAAAAGCCGCGAAAGGAAATCTGTCAGGCTGGATGGCCATTTTGTTGCACAACGAGGGCGTCCCGAGCACGACGCATCCGCCGCCGGTCCCATTCGACAAGAATAACGCACACCTTTATTTCGATGCGGCCAGCGGGAATTTCGCGATGCGGATTCGGATCGACCGCCAGGCGACCGACGGAAAACACGCCACCAGCACGGTCGATGATTTCCAACTGTTGACTCGGCGAAAGGGGATCGCGCGGCACGCCGGCACGTTGCGACGGATCGTCGATGGCGAGTTGGCGTTCAAGGGCTCCAAGCTGCTGTGGCACGCGAAAAACAAAAAGTGGTTCGCCCTGATCTGTTACGCCAAGCCGAAGCAAATGGCCGGCGAGTTGGATCCCGAGCACGTTGCCGTGCTGCGCCCGGCCCGTTATCGGCCGTGGACGTTGCGGCTGCCGGGCGGTCGCGAAATCAAAATCGGCGGGGATGGACAGTACGTGGCGGGGAAACGCAAGGCGGTCCTGCTGCAACGGTGGGGGCGTCAGGAAGGCTATCGACACGCTGGCTCGGCCAACAAGGGCCACGGCCGAAATCGTGCGTTGACGCCCCTGTTTCGGTTGTCCCTGGCATGGAAAGAGTTCGTCAAGAACGCGAATCATCATACCTCGGAACACGTCGTCAAGATTTGCCGGGAGCATGGCGCCGGCCGGCTGGTGTATTGCCAACCGCACGGCCCGAAACGAGACGCGCGCTTTTTGACGACGGCGGGCAAGATTCCGGACCGACGGGATTCGTCCGGCTGGGATTGGCACCAGGTCGGCGCGATGCTCAGCTACAAGTGCGCGGACGTCGGAGTGCAACTGACCATCCCGGGCGCCTCCCGGAATCGACCTAGACCCATTCTCGAAAAACCGCCGCCACCCCGCCCGTTTCGGCTTGACGGTCCGGCGCAGCGGTGTCTATAACGCGACGAAACGACCCGTTTCACACCGGGGGGTCACCCAGCCGATGGCCGAACCATTGGAAAAAATCCCAGCACCCCCGCCCGATGCCGATGGGCCGGAGCGCCTCTCGCCGCTTGACCGCATCCGCACGGCGTTAGATGGTCATTACGGCGACGATCAGCGACGAATCGTCGAGTCGGGCCTGCGGTGGATCGCGATGATACTTGCCAAGAACGCCGATTACGGCGGCAGCGCTTGGCGGCGCCCCGTCTTGTGCCGTCATCTGGACCCGGGCAGTGCCATCTTGGTCCGCATGTCCGACAAAATCGAGCGGCTGTTGCAACTCTTGGAAAAAGGGCAACCGCAAGTCGTTGCCGAAACGCTGGCCGATACGATCGGCGATCTTGGGGCCTACTGTCTTCTTTATCTGGCGCGGCCGGCTGACGGAACGGATCGCGAAAACGCGAAAACGCGAAATACGGCGGGAGAATCCTAGGATGGGCCGCACCTCTCCCGAGATCGAGCAACCGGCCAATTGGCCCCGATCCCCGTGGGGACCCGTTTTGCTGATTCTCGGCCTGATCATCGTCGTCGCCGGGATTGCGGCATCCGCCGCCGGCCAACTCCCACAACCGTGTTACGGTCCGAACTGCCCCGAGCCCCAAACCATGATCGCCCGACCCGTTTTGCCGTCGACCAGCGCCACGCCGCATCCGGCCGTCGTTCGCCTCTCTGCGCCCACGGGCCGTGCGCCTGGGGAACGTGGCGTGGGCGGCGGCACGCTGGTCTGGTCGACTGGCGGGGATGGGATCGTGATCACCGCCGAGCACGTCGTCGGCAACCAAATGTACGCCACCGTGAAGTGGCCGAGCGGCTATTGCTCAACCGGGCGCGTGCTGGGCACCGATCCCGACGCCGATCTGGCCGCCGTCCTGGTGACGCCTCCGAAAAACGCGGCGACGCTGCCGATCGCCGCCAAGAGCGAACATCCCGGCCCGGGGGATGCCGTGCGGATGTTCGGTTTCGCCGGGCCCACGGATCGCCAAAGGGTCTTTGCCGGCCGTGTGCTTGGCTACGTCAATCGCACGCGCTGTGGGCGGCATCATACGATCCGCGTCGATGGCACGGTCTGGAGTGGGGATAGCGGCGGCCCGATTCTGTTCGAGGACAAGGTGTGCGGCGTGATCTACGGCGGACCCCATCGCCCGGGGCGGCGCGATACGCGCCCCATCCATGGTGCGTGTGGCGTGCGGATTCGGGAGTTCCTGCGCCGCGTCGCTCCGCATTGTCTGACACAACCCGCAGTGCGCCCGGGTGTCGTGCCGGTCCCTAAGCCGCCGACGCCCGGGCCTTCGCAACCAGCGAAGCCGGCGGGGGTGTGCGTCGGGATTGCGGCGATGCGGGCCGAGCTGGTCAAGCTGCGGGCCGAGCTGGTGGCGGTCCGCAAGCTGGCCGCCACCGCAAAACAACCAGGGCCGCCTGGTCGGGCCGGCAAGGACGGCAAAGACGGCGCACCGGGGGCGCAAGGTCCGCCGGGCAAGGACGGCAAAGACGGCGCACCGGCGCCGATTGGGACCGAGCCGGGCGGTTTGGTCGGAGCGCTGCGAATAAGGGTGACACCGGTTCCGAGGTGAAAGGACCGATGGTCGGTATCTGATGGCGACTCAACAATTCATATATTCGCTCAGACGCGGAAACCGGCATTTCTGCCCGCACTGCGGGCGGGGGTTCCATCACATAGCGGACCATCGAGCGCATCGAGCCACCTGCGACGGCGACGACGTGCATCCGGAATCCGGTCGTCTACTCGGTGAAGTTGCAGCCGACGAAGATACACGAAGAGAACTGGGCGTTTACCTTCTCAATTGCGACGAGATGGACGACCCCTAGATTGCAGTCAACCGGGGCACCGCGCCCCGAAATCTCAGTACCCTTGTTTGGTGAGGTGAAGAAATGGCGTTTGAGTTGGGCGATATCAAGGACTTGTTGGGGGCCGCGTCCGGGGAGCGGATCGGGCGTCAATCCGATGCGTCGACGAACTTTCTGGCGGCCCTGGATCGGAAGTTTTTGCAGGTCTACACCGAGGTAGACCCGTTGCAGGGGGCGGCCGTCAAGGAAATCCAGCGGCCGATGAGCAATTTCCCGACGCAAGGCGCGACCGCTCCGACCGTCGTGCCCGGCGGCAACTGATCGGGCAATGATGGCCAGCGAAGAAAGTCGACGGGCGGCGCGCCAGCTCCTGGCGATGCCGCAAGATGAGCTGAAGGTGGAAGCGGTGGCCATCGTCCTGGACGTGCTCGACGCTGCCCGAGCGTCGGCCGAAGAGCTGAGGGCCCTGGACCGGGAAATGCTCGACCGACTATTGCCAACGGAGTGAAGGCATGTCCGACGCCGCCGAGCAATCCGACCGACCCCGCCGCATGACGATGGCCGAGCTGATGCAATCGCCGTTTGGCAGGGCGCATCGGCGGCTGCACAACGTGTGGATGCACGACGTCACCGATCGGCTGCGCCTGCGCCGGCGTGCGATCGCCCGGGCCGATGGGCTCGATCCGAACGACGTCGAGCACTATCCGACCAGCGGAGATACGATCGTCGTCGAGGGCGGTCGCGCCGGTTGGTTGACCGGGGCGCTGGCAAGCGCCATGCTGATGGCCATCGGTGCGTTGGCCGGGATCGTCGGCTGGCAACAGTGGCAGCCGGCGGGTGTGCCGGACGGGGCCGAGTATAAGGTGGAATTCTTCACCCAGGGCGGGGAGCCGATCCCGATCCAACCGACGCCGACGCCGACGTCGGGGACCGAGCGAGAATCAAGGGGCGAAACGCCCCGGTGACGCCGAGCACGGGCCGTTCCCAGCGGCGGCCCGGCGCTCGGCGAAAGAGGACGATAATGGACGCGCCAACCGCTGGGGTTGTCGTCGCCTCGATCCTCGGGGCGGTGGCAACGGTGATCGCCGCGATGTTCACCAAACGCAAGGCGAACGGAAATGGTCAACCCAGGCGATGCGATGGTTGCCTCGATCGGGAGGCGCGGATCGTCACGTTGGAGCGCAACGGCGACGTCCAGAGTGAGCGATATAAGGTCGTGCATGATGTGCTGGAGCGGATCGGGGCCGAGGTGCACAGCGTGCGCTCGGAGGTCCGGGGGTTCCGGGTGGAGATCTCGCGGCGGCTCGACTCGGCGGGCGTCCGCGACGAACCGTCCGGCGGATAGGGCCGCCATTGGCGCCCCCCCACCAGCGCCAGCGATAGATCGCGGGTCCTTCCGGGGGGTGGGGTCCCTAACGGGGCCCCCTAAGGATTGCGTGTTTTGGGCGCAAATCGAGTTTTTGTTACACCACCACCATCATTATCTTTTGAGCAAAGATGGCTCCCAGCATCAACGTTGCCGACTCGCACGACGAAGCCCTCGAGCATCGGCGGGACGTGGCCAATACCTGGATCCACGTGCGCCGTTGTCTCGCTCGGCGAATCAAGTCGTTGTCGCGACAACGCAAGGGCATACCGAAAGAGCTGGTCGACATGCTCAAGGTCGCCTCGGACCAGATCCGCCTTGACTTCCGGCTCGACCCGCCGCAAGAGCTGCCCGCCGCCGAGCCGGTTGACGAGTTGCCGGCCATCGATCCGCTCGACGAGATCCGGCTTGTGCCATCGGACGCTGCATAGTGAATGATCCGCTTTTCCGACTTGGCGTTGCGCCTCGGGGTGACCCGCCCGACGGTCACCGGTTGGGTCCGGCGCGGCTTGCCCTGGCATGGGACCGAGCGATGCAAACAGTTCGAGCCGGCCGAGGTTCGGGACTGGCTGGTGCGCGAGGGCTTGGCCGATCGCCCAACACCCGCCGAGCCGGAGATCGACGCGCAGGCGATCGCCCGCAACCGCCACGAGGTGGCCAACCATTTCGGCGTCGACCTGCGAACCGTCGCGACCTGGTTGACCGATCCGACGTTTCCCGGCCGGTCGGGCAAACCGGGTCGGCGGGACGGATATTTCCCGCTCGGCGATATCGCAACCTGGTGGGCGGCCAAGCGCGGCAACACGCCCGGGGCCGTTCCGGGCGGCTCCGGTCCCCAGGACCGCATCGTCCTTTTCCGCGGCGACTTGTTGGAGCTGGACCTGCAAAAGCGCCGCGGCGAGTTGGTCGACGCGGGCGAAATGCACCGGCTGTTGGTCCGGCACATCAAACAAGTGCGCTCTGTCCTGGATTCGCTGCCGGAGGAATTCCTGGCCGCCCTGCCGACCAAGACGCCGCGCAAGCTCATGCAACGGATTCGGAAGATCCTGCGCCGGCGATTGGACGCGGCCTATCATGCTTTTGCTGAAATGCTCGAAGGGGACACCGACCAGGTCGGCGACTCGAATGAAGGAGAATCCTAGCGCCGTGAAAAACAACTGAAAGCGATGATCACCACCACCAAAAACCTGCGAACGATTCGTCTTGCCGGCGCCAAAGCGTGGCGGCCGCGGGAATTCCCACCGACCCCGGTGTGGTGTGAGCGCAACATTCAGCTCCCGGCCGCGACCGAGGCGACGCCCGGCCGGTTCGACCTGGATCGGCGGCCGTATTGGCGCGAGCCGTTGGCCATGTTCGACGATCCGGCCGTCGAAACGATCACGATCCAAAAAGCCACGCAGCTCGGCGGCACGGTGTCCCTGATGGCCGCCGCCCTTTCGCGTGCCGTGATCGCACCATCGCCGGGCATGGTGGTAACACCCGATCGGGATTCTTGTACCGAGATCCGAGATCGGATCTACGGCCTCGCGCTCGAAACGCCGGCCACCCGCCGGCTGGTCCCACCGGAGCGCTATTGGAACAACCGCCACGTTGACCTGGGAACAATGCGCCTCTATCTGGCGTTCTCCGGCTCGCGGCAACGGATGCGCGGGCGGCCCTGCCGATACGTCCTGATGACCGAGGTCGACGTCTACAAAAAGGACGCCCGGGCCGGCGCTGCGATCCGTGCCGGCCGCGAGCGGGTCAAGGCGTTCTATAGGAGCAAGATCCTCTTTGAGAGTTCGCCGACGGACGACGATTCGGATATCGCCAACCTGTATGACCAGTCCGACCGCCGGCTCTGGTTCGTCCCCTGCCCGCGCTGCGGACGGTGGCAATTCCTGCGGTGCTTCTGCCACACCAAGGGCAAGCACGCCGGCCGGGGCGGGATCGGCTCGTTTCGGGATGATCACGGCAACTGGAACGATCCGGAACGGGCCAGGGCCGATGCTCATTACCTTTGCCTTTCGGGCTGTCGAATCGACCAGGCGGACAAGGCGACTATGATCGAGGCCGGCCGGTGGGTTCCCCATGGCCAGACCGTCAACGAGCACGGGGAGCTGGCCGGCACGCCCACCAAGCCGGCCCGAGACGTGGGCTATCAACTCTCCTCGCTCGTGTCCGACCAAGTTTCTTTTGCGGACATGGTGGGCGCCTACCATGCGCACAAAGAGGCCGGTCAACTGCCGGAGTTTTGGAACAACTGGCTCGGCCTGCGTTGGACGACCCGCCGCCCCCTGCCAACCTACGCGGAACTCGGCCGGCGCCTCTCGAGCACGAATCGTCGGGGCCACGTGCCGACCGCCGCATGGTTCTTGACCGGCTCGGCGGACGTCCAAGAGGATAAGGTCTATTTCTCGGTCCGGGCCTGGGGCGACCGGCGAACGAGTTGGCAGGTGGACTGGGGCATCCTGGAACGCCAGCCGGAGATCGAGGGTGGGGGCGTCGCCTCCGACCTGGCCAAGCTGGACCGAATCGTCAACCGTCGCTATCGGGTCGACGGCGCCAATCCGTTGGGCAAACGGGAGTTGCGGCTGCGCGTGTTCGGGATCGACGCCAACTACCGGCCGGCCGATATTCACGACTGGATCCAGACGCACGGCAAAACGGACCGCATCCGCGCGATCCGCGGAGACCATACGGTCAATCCCAAGGAAGGTTTCCGGATGACGGTCGTCGAGCGCAACGTGCGGACGGGCAAACGGTACGCCGGCGGCTTGCAGCTTTGGGGAATCTTCGTGAACCGTTACAAGCTGTGGCTGCTGGATCGTTTCGCATTCGGGCCCGGGCGCCCCGGATCGTGGCACCTGTCCCTGGACGTCGTCAAAGAAGGCGGCGACTACCTGCGCCAACTGGTCAACGAGCCCAAGATCCTGGAGACCGGGCGCGACGGGCGGACCCGGATGGTTTTTCGACCGCGGTCCCATTCGATCGGCGTCGACTGGTGGGACTGCGAAGTGTACAACGCGGCGCTAGCCGACATGGTCGTCGGGGATCTCGGCTGGTCGTGTCGCGCATGGGCGCCGGCGGCCGAGGTGCGTCCGCCAACGCCCAAGCAACCGCGCGGCGTCGCGCGGGAGTTCGCCGCATTCTAGCAAAGGAAAGGCACATCAATGGCCAGATCAAAACCCAAACCAGAAAAGCCAAAACCATCCGGCACGGAACAGCGGGTCGAACCGCTGGGCGTCGACGATCCCGAGGATCTCGCGCCGAAGACCGCTTCGGAAAAAACCGAGTCGGCGCCGGCCGAAAAGAGTGATCAGGAGCAAGGCACACCGCAGGTCGGCCGGCAGGGCGACCAGGTCCGGCCGATATGTCCCAATTGCAGCAAGCCGGGCGAGCCCGTCTTTTGCACGGCGCGGGGAGGCCGCAAAAGCGCCGGATCGATGTACACGGTCTATTATTGCCCGAACGGCTGCAAGCCGGGACACCTTCGCCAACGGCCGAATTTCCGCAAGGAAATCAAGGCGCGAATGGCCCACGCCGAAAGGCAACAAGGCGTCGGCCGGCCTAAGGATTAGGACGGCGTCGGGCATCCGTCGTCGATCCACTGCTCGATCACCGTCGCCTTCCAATAGCTGGAACGCCCGATCTCGATCGCCGGCGGCAACACGCCCGTTTTCTTCATACGGCGCACCGACCGCACCGAAACGCGCAGTAATCGTGCGACGTCTTTCATAGTGAACAACCGGCAATCGGCCGGCGCCGCCTCTTCCGCCCTCTTCGCGTTTTGGCGTTTTCGCGATCCCGGCATGGGGTGTCTTCCTTCCGTAAGTGGCCACACGCGGACAACTGCGGACAACGGCGGACAAGTTTGCGCAAGCTGCCACGGAAAACAAGACGAGGTATCAAAACGTTTGACATTTCGCATCGCCCATCACTTGCAATGCGCCGTACCATGCGCGCATGGCCGACAACGAGACGATCGCCGACAACATCGAGGACGCGCTGGACGCCGCGGGGACCGCCGGCGCCAAGTCCCACCGGAGCGGCGACACTCACACCGAGTGGTATTCGCTGACCGAGATGGACAAGGTCGCGCGCAACCGCCGGCTTGACCAGGCCCTGGCCGGCAAGCGGCGCTGCCGTCCGATCCAATTCCTCGACGACGTTTAGGGGGCGCCGCCATGATCCGCCGAGCGCTCCGACGCGAACGACCACCAGCCACGGCCGTCAGCGAATTCTTGCGCGATCTTGCAGCTCGCGAGCAAAACGGCGCGCCGCGCGCCGTGGCCGGCAAAGAAGCCTACCAGGCGGCGCGGGTGACGCGGACGACCAAGCATTTCCAGCCGGACAACATTTCGGAAAACGCGGCGATCGCCGAATCGTGGCCGATGCTCATCGCGCGGGTGCGCAGCCTGCGCCGCAACAGCCCCAGCGTCAAGCAGGCCGTCCGGATGATCGTCGACCTGGTCGTCGGGACCGGGATCCAGGCGTGCCCCACAATCGCGCTGGAATTCATTCGCGCCAGTGGCCCCGAGCGGGACCAGATGCTCGATTACAGCTATGAATCGGATTTGATCTTCACCGAATGGGCCATCGACGAAGCCGACGTCGAGGGCAAATTGACTTGGTGGGACATCCAACGGATAGCGCTGTCCGAGCTGGTCGAAACGGGCGACGCGCTCTTGTTGGAGTGTTGGGACGACTCGCCCGGGCGCAAGATCGGCCTGTGTTATCAGATGCTCGAACGCGAGCAGTTGGACGCATCGAAAGATCGGCCCGCCTCCATGGGGCAAAACCGAATCGTCAACGGGATCGAGTTGGACGCGCGAAACCGGCCCGTTCACTATTGGATTTATGACGCCCACCCCTACGATCATTCCGCGGCGTTTTCGGGCCTGATCACCTCATCGAGCCCGGTCCCTGCCAATCGCATCCGTCACCTGTTCCTGCCGTTCCGCCCGGTGCAATCGATTGGCCTTTCCTGGCTGCACGCGCTGGTCAAGTGCACGCGGGATCTCGATTGGTACCTCGACAACGAATTGACCAGCGCCGCGATCGGTGCGTTGTTTACGGCCATCCACAGCAGTGATCGCCACGATGGCAACCTCGGCATGGGTGATGATACCGACGATGAAGACCAGGACGGCAACGCCCCGGTCAAGCTGGGTCAGGGATTCATCTACGATGGCGGACCTAATGACGACTTCAAGATTGCCGAGTCCAAACGGCCGAACCGGGACGCGGCGCCGTTCTTGGACGTGATCACGCTTCAACAAGCGATGGCCGCCGGGCTGTCCCCGCATCGGTTCACCGGCGACTACTCGCAAACCAGCTATAGCTCCGCCCGCGCGGCCCATTTGGACGACGACAAGCGGATCCTGCCCTTGCAACAGTGGTTCGGTTACCGGCTGGTCTTGCCGGCCCGCCGCCGCGTCAACGCGATCGCCGCCGCCCGCGGTCGTTTCGCCGCGGTCACACCGCGGGAATTCGCCCGCGATGAGGATCGGCTGCAACGTTTCGACGTCACCGGCACGGGGCGAGAGCAGCTCAATCCCGACAAAGAACAGTCGGCCGCCGCCGCGCGGGTCCGTGCCGGCATGTCCACGCTGGCCATCGAGAACGCCCGCCGCGGTCTGAACTGGTTGCGGACGGCCATTCAACGGGCGGTCGAGATCGTTACCTACGACCACCTGGGTATTGTGGCGGATCTGTCGTCCGGCGGCGCGCAAACGGGTGCGCTCGCACCGGCCACGGTCGACGCCGTCGACGACGACGAAGCCGAGGAGGATTGACCGCATGGCAAAAGTCCGCTCCCACCAAATCCGAACCGTCGTGCGCGCCGTCACGGAAACGCCTTGGGCCATTTTGCCGGAGACGATGGACACCGTGTGCGAGGTCTTGGACGCCCGCGCCGTCGGGGAGTTGACGACCGAGCAGCAATTGACCGAGCGGCTTGGCCTGACCCCGGCACCGGCCGAGGATCGCGGAATCGAGGTCGTGGACGGCGTGGCGGTGTTGTCCGTTGCCGGCGTCCTGTCGCCCCGGATGAACCTAATCATGCGGATTTCCGGTGGTACCTCGGTCCCGCTGTTGGGCGGCCAATTCGATCAGGCGATTGCGGATGATGCGATCAAGGCCATCGTGCTGCGGATCGATTCGCCCGGCGGGAGCGCCCTGGGGATTGCCGAGCTGGCCGCGAAGATCTACGCCGCCCGTGGCCGCAAACCGATCGTCGCCGTGGCCGACGGGGGCGTTGCCGCCTCGGCCGCGTTCTGGATTGCGGCGGCGGCCGATGAGATCGTTGCCTCGGCCGGCTCGATGCTCGGATCGATCGGCGTGATGCACATCCACCGGGAAACCAGCGCCGCCGATACGGCCGCGGGTTTGAAGTACACGATTCTGTCCGCCGGCGAGTTCAAGGCGGTCGGCAATGCCCGGGAGCCGTTGGGCGAAGCGGCCAAGGCCACGCTGCAAGAGCGGGTTGACGACTTCTATCGGCTATTTGTTATGTCCGTCGCCGAATACCGCGGGACCACACCGGCGGACGTGCTGCAAAACTTTGGCCAGGGCAAGGTCTATCTGGCATCCCGCGCCCTAAAGGCCAACATGATCGATCGCATCGGCACGTTGGCGGGCGTGCTTTCCGAACTTCGTGGCGCCGGCCCGGGTCGTTTCCGGATCGCCGCCCAAACCGACAATCCAACCAACCTGCAATTGGAGGTGAATTCGATGGATCCTGAACTTCGAGAATTTCTGGTGTCGCGCCATCTGGTCGAGCCGGAGGCGTCGGACCCGGTTTGCGAGGCATGGCTGCGCGCCTGGGCAACGGCCCGCGGCGAAACGCGGCCGATCACCGTGGCCATCCTGGAGGCGGGCCTGGCCGCGCCGCCGGCTGCCGATGATCCGCCGCCGGATCCGGAGCCCGCGCCGCCACCGACAACGGCCACCGACCCGACCCCCGCGACGACCCCGGCGCCGGCTGCCACCGTGCCGGCCGATCAGCAAACGATCGAACAACGCGCGGCGATTGCCGAGCGCAATCGTGTGCTCGACCTGGAGGCGCGAGCCGGGCAGATTGGCATCGGTCCGGACGACTTGCGCGTCGCGATTGAATCCGGCACGCCCGCCGACGATGCCATGCGCTCGTGGGTCCGACGCTTGGCCACCGACCGGCCGCCGGTCACCACCGACACAGGCGGGCAGTCCCGCTCGGCGGTGGAGCAATTCGTCCAAAACTGCCAGATCGAGCTATTGGCCCGGTTTGGGCTGGGAACGCGCGAAAACCTGCCGGCCGCGGCCTCGCGGGATCTGTCGTATCTGAGCCTAGCGCAGATGGGCGAGCAGATGCTCGCTTTTCACGGCGTCCGGCGCACGCAAGATCGGGAAATGAACGCCGTTCGCTTCCTGGAGCTCGGGGGAGCGAGCATTGCGCCCGTCGCAGCGGCCAGCGTCAACAACCCGGCCGATCATCCCAATCTACTGGCCAGCCTGGTCGGCACGACGATTGACCAGGCGATCGACCTGGCCGAGGTCACCTATTCGCAATGGGCGGCCCGGCTCGCGGACGTGGACGATTTCAAGCCGCGGGACATTGTCTCGGTGGGCGCCTTCGACGCGCTGGACGAAATCGGCGACGATGACGACCCTCTGGAACTGTCGATCTACACGGAAGAAGCGGCGTGGTATCAAGTCGGGCAATACGCGAACAAGGTCGGCCTGACGCCCAGAATGGTCGTCGACGACAAGCTGGATGGGTTTGGTGAGGCGTTGCGCTCGTTGGGTTTCGCCCACGAAAACACCATCAACCGTCTCTGTGTGGCGCTTCTGACGACCAACGTCACGTTGGTGGACGGGAACTCGCTGTTTGACGACACCAACCACGGGAACGATCGGACCAGCGGTGGTGCGCCGAGCATCACCGAAATGGACGAAATGCGCAAAAAGCACCGGGCCCAAACCGGTGTGGGTGGGGTTGGGTTCGTGAAGACGCCGCCGCGGATCGCGCTGGTTCCGAACGCCCTGGAAACCGACGCCGAACAGGTCTTTTTGCCGATGGCCGAGCCCAAGCGACCGGCGACGGACGCCACGATCAACACGTTCCGCGGCAAAGTGCGCCCCGTGGTCGAGGGGGAGCTGGACAGCGACTCGACGACCAAGTGGTACACGCTGGCCGACCCAATGATCCGCCGGACGATCGCGTATGTGTTCCAACGCGGCTATGGGGCTGGCCAGCGAACGACCTGGCTCGATCCGGCGCGCGGAACCAGGTACTACAAAATCGAGGGCCGTTTCGCCTCCGTGGCGATCACCCACCGCGGCATCGTCCGCAACGCCGGCGCGTGATCACTGAGAACTGATCACTGAGAACTGATAACTGAAAACTCCCCACGTACACAAGGATCTTTGTTATGAGCAGCAAGCGAACCGTTGTGGATCGGTTCCATTTCAACGGTGGCATGATCGTCCCGGCCTACGGCTCCCCGGATTCGGGCCCGTGGGTGTCCCGGACCGTCGAGACGGGCGGGACGCCCACGGTGGCCATCACGGGCGGCGTGTGCTCGTTGGATCTGGACAACACCGAGGAAGTCCAGAACGCCTGTCTGTACATGCTGGACAAGAAGCCGTTCGACATCGACGACCTGATCCGCGTCGACTTCAAAGCTGCGCTGGCGGCTGCCGCGGTCGATACGGCGATCGAGGCGGTGGTCGGCCTTGCCGGTTCCTACAACGCCACGCCCGATTCGGTCGCGCAAAACGCCTGGTTCAAGATCGTGGGCACCGGCACTGCGCACACCGTAGCCGTCGAATCCGACGACGGCACCAACGACAACGACGACAAGGCCACCGGCTTGGTCTTCACCACGACGTTCCGCCGGTGCCGCATCGACTTTGTCACTGGGCATCAAACGATCGGCCCTCCCGGCACGTCCAAGGCGGGCACCGGCGCGGTCTGGTTCCTCATGGAAGACGGCAACGGCGTCATGCGCCGCGTCGCCTCGGGGACGAACTTCGACATGAGCAACTACACCTCCGGGCTCCAGTTGTACGCCCAAATCAAGAAGACCTCCGACACCGGCGAAAACACCCTGAAGGTCAAAGATTTCGAGGTCACGCACATTGTCTAACGGCCGTCTTGTCACGCTCCGCGCGGCGGCCGGAGCTGGGACCGGCCGCCGGCGGGGGTGATGAAGCGATTTTTGATTCGGGATTTGGGATTGCAGCATGTCCATCGCCGCAAATCGCGCACGCCTGGCGGCCGCGGCCACCCGTGCCCGACTCCAGGATCTGGTTTATGACCCGGATTCCGAGGCGATCAGCTACATCCCGCACAACGGGCCGGCTCGGACGATCCGCGCCAACGTCGATCGGAATCGCAGCGTCGAATACCAGGACGGGGGCACGGAAACGGACCAGCACACGATCGGCGTGCTGGTGGGCCGGGACGAAACGCTGGTCGATCCGGAGGGTAACCTTGTCGGCGGCGTCGCCTTGCCGCGCCCGGGCGACCAGGTCCGATTGATCGAGGACGCCGACCCGGACGATCGACCCTACGTCTACTACGACACCGAAATGGCGGCCCCGGAAAAGTGGCGACTGGTGTTTGCTCGAACCCGAAAAACCGCCCGCGGGATCGAATCGTGATGATCCGGAGCAATGACACATGGCGTTGACGAAGACCAAAACGTTTTGGCGTAACGTGCCGACGTCCTCGGGTGTCGGCGGCGGAAAGCTCGATGCGAACTTCGAGGCCCTCGACGATCTGTTTGGTCCGATTTGCATTCGCCACGAGGACGGCACGGCGACCGGTTACCCGCCGGCGGCCGACACGGACTTAGCCCGAGGCGTCGCGTTGCGGACGGCCGTCGAGGCCATGGTCGATTATGACGCGCTGCAGTTGGGCGCCGGTGTATTCGAGATCAACGACGACGGCGACCCGTTGTATCCCGGCGGTTCCGCAGTGTCGCCCGCGGTCAACGTGGCGATCATCGGCTCGGGCCGAGATGCAACGCACGTCAAGCGGTCCGAGCAAAAAGAGGTGCTGTACATATCGGCGGGTTCGGCCTATTCCGGGATGACGATCGAAAACACCACGGGTCTTGCGTCGGCCGAGCCCTTGCTGCCGTGTAATACCTGCGCCAACGCCTGGGTTCGCGACGTGCGATTATTGGACGACTGGATTTCCCAGGGGCTCTGGCTCCACAACGCCAATCAGAAGTTGACGCTGATCAATTGTGAGGTGCAGTCGGGGTTCTATTCTTTTGGCAGCATCACGGCCCACAACTGCATTTTCGGCCGTTCGTACATCGCCGAGGGGAGCGCCGTTCAATCGTTGACCGCCTATGGCTGTTTGTGGCAGGCCGACGACGCGGACGCCAGCTTGTTGGTGATCGAGGCAGAAAACGCGGCGGTCGAAATGCACGATTGCGCGTTTTCCTCCACGGACGACAACGCCGAATACGCCGCGATCGAAATCCAACGCGGCGCCCTGACGATGCACGGCGGCCGGATCTTACGATCGAGCGGCGGCATCGGACTGTACGTCAAAACCGACTTGGACCAGACGCCGACGGCCACCTTGTACCAAGTGCTCCTGAACGGCGGCACCAAGGACGTCACGGTCAACGCCAACGGCACGGCCAACCTGCACAACTGCACGTTCGATCCATCGAAGGTGACGAACAACGGCACGCTGAACTACCTGGGCGGCACGGGCCCGCAACGGACACTCGAATCGGCCCTGGCATCGGTGCCGACCTACGCCGACAACGCCGCCGCCAAATCCGGCGGCCTGGTCGACGGGCAACTCTACCGAACCGCGACGGGCGATCTGATGGTCGTCTACACGTAACAACTGATCACTGACTACTGACTACTGAAAACTCCCCATGGTCGCCGTACTCGATTGGCACAACCTGACCGAGGATCAATGGAACGATCTCACCGAGGACGAGTGGGGCCGCCTTTATGACGCGGAATCGCCGTTGTTGGTGGCGCTTCAGGCGTTCGAGGACTTGGTGGTGTCCTCCGTCGTGTTCCGGTCCCGCGTCGGCACCGATTCGACGACCGAGGCGAAACGGCACGTTTACTACGATTGGCAAGAGGGCGATGCGTTGCCGCACAACGCCCCCATGCCCCTGGCGGTGATCCGCGAACAGTCGTGGGCACACCGCCAAATCGGACAAGGCGACGGCCCGGAGCTGGACAACACGGGCGGGATCGTCCTGATGCTGGTCGACGAAGCGCGCGAGCGAACCGACCACAAACAGAGCAGGATCGACTTCGTCCGCTGGGCCGGCCGGGTCTGCGATGAAATGGCCGAATTATCCGGCTCGGACGGCGCTTTCCAGATCGCAAGCCGAACCATGGAAATCCCGTCTCATCGAACGTTGCGCAAAGATCGCGGCAAGGACAACGATCACTGGGAGCTGGTCTGCCTTTTCGAGTACAACCATTGATCCCCGTAGCCATCACCACCGAAGTGCAAGGGTTATCCGCCTTATCGATCCGCAACGCCCGGGCAATTCAACGGGCCGCGTGGAAGGCTCTTGGCCTGCACTGGCAGCGCCGGTTCCTGCCGGTACACTTCAAGCGGGGAGCGGCCCAACGATACAAATATCAGCGGCGCCGGCCTGGATACCAGCGCCGAAAACGATACTACGGGCGCGTTGGCCGCGACGACCAGGGCCAAAGCGTCGTCAAGCGCGGTCGGGTCGACCTGGTCTATTCCGGGACGTTCGAGCGGTTGGTTACCCGGCCCCAAATCGTCCGGGGGTATCCCAGCCGATGCACGATCCGGATCGCCGGACCGCGTCACGTCACGATGCGGCCCAAGGATCCCCGCAAGCCGCATATGGCGGCCGAAGCCTTAGAAGTGCATCGCAACGAGCAACGGGTTCTGACCGAGCGCATGGCCGAACGAATGATGCGCGCCATCGACCGGGCGCCCAAACGAAAAACGACAATGGTCCGACCATAACGGAGGTGACACCATGTCCCTTGCGAGTCTTTTCAAGCTACACGCCATCACCTCCGACAGCGGGACGATCGGGCTGCTGAGCGATTTGACCGCCGCCTATAACTTCTCGGACCTGACCGAGTTCGCGGCCGGTCACCCGGCGCCCCTGTTCGTCGGCGCCGCCGGCTCGGTGCCGGGCTTTCGATTTAGCACCCGCGACGTCGGCGGCATCCTGGGGTGGATCGACACGGCGGGCATCGCCAAGGATCTCTCGGCCGACAACTGCGACCTGACGTTCCGGCAATCCAAGAGCCACGGGACCCGAGAGGCGAACGCCACGGAAACCCACATCCGCGGCCGGATGACTTCCAACGCGCTATTGATCTGGGACAGCGTCCGCGCGACGCAGGGGCAAGCCGCCGAGGTGACCGCGCGGCTGATTCCCGTCTGGGACGGTGTGAATGATTGCCTGATCTTCACGAACGACGTGGCTCTTTCCGGCACGATTTCCGTGGCCAATACCTGGACCCTCGGGCCGGTCTCGCTCAACGGCTCGGCCGTCCCCGGAGTCCAGGAATGGGAATGGTCCAACAATATCGTCCTGGATGAAGAGGCGTCCGACGGTGAGGAGTTCAACTCGTGGGCGTCCGTCGCGTCGTTCCAGCCGGTCTTGCGGTTGCGGACCCGCGAGCTGGACGTGATGGCCGACTACGGCCCGCGCGGCACCGCGGTGTCCGCGTCGGCGCCGGTCGCCTACCTGCGAGCCCGTAAAAAAGGCGGGATCAACGAGCTGGACGCGACGGAAAAGCACGTCAAGCTAACGGGCGTCGTCAGCCACGGGGTGATCAAGGCCCGCGAAATCGCCAACAACATGGCCGAGGTGACCGTCGAATATGCATCGGCCGACGATTCGGCCGATCCGTTCACGCTGGCGGTTAATCAGGCGATTACGTAGGGAGTCGTCAGTCGTCAGTTCCCAGTTTTCAGAAAGGCGGTGAATCGATGGTTTTGAACGAAACACAGATCAAGGCCCGTGCGCTGATCAAAGAGGCGACCCGGACAACCGTCGCCTATGCGTCCCAGGTGGTCGTCACGCTCACGCACGACGAAGCGGCGCAGATCATTGCCGCCGGCGAAACGCCGCGGGGAAAGGCGCGCGACGTGAAGATCCAAGCCGTTCTCGACGCGGCCGCGCTCCGACGGAGCAAGATCGAAACGCCCCCGCCCGATGCGACGGCGGAAGTGGACGACGCGGCGGCCGAAGTGCCCGGTGAAGTGGTCGCATAACGAAAGAAAGGAACAGGAGAGAACAGAGGGGACGGAGATCAAAAGGAACTCCGCATATTCTCTGTTCAATCCCCTTCAATCCCAGCAAACCCAAGGTGAGCGATGAGCGGTTTTTGGTACTACTTGCCCGGGATCACCCGGGAACGGCTTGTCGGCGCCGCGCCCAGCGGTCCGGTGGATCGTGAGGTCCTGGAGGCACGCGGCCTGGCGGACGTGTTGGCGGACGTCGAGCAAAGTCCGCGCGACCTGATCTGTGCGAACGTCGCCAAGGCCCCGGACAAGGGCGCCGGTGCATTGCTCTATCCGGTCAACCAGGTTGCCGCGGCGCCGGAGAATGTAACCTATCAGCCCGCGGCGCAAACGTGGTCCCCGGTGGGCGATGGCAAACAACGGTGGATCGGCGTCGACCCGGCCGCGCCGCCGACGCCCGACGATTTGCAGCGGCGCCTGGTCCACTTCGGCTACACGGTCACCGCGGCCGACGGCCAAGGATGGCAGATCCCGATCGCGCGGCCCGCCCCCGGTGGAACGGTCAGTTTGCCTTGCGATTACTACTTCGACCAGGACGGCGCCGCTGTCCGAGCCCGAAAACCCCAGTTCGAGGATATCTGGACCATTTCGGGCATCGTCTTCGACTACTACCACAAGCCGCCCGCCGAGGTCGTGGACCCCGGGGACGCCTACTTCGCCGAAGCGGCGGTCAGAGTGTTGGTCATCAACTATCGGCTCGGCCCGGCGGAGCTGACGGCCCTCTACGAACACGGGGTGGGGGTCCTCGACCGCAACTCGGTGCAGTGGATCCTGATGGCCCTGATCGATCAGCAGATCGAGCGCGAAGCAGAAAAAAAAACGAGTCCGGACATTGGCCCATCAGCGCCCGATGGATCGAGTTCTGGCGATGGCACACCGGCCGAAACCCCGACCACCGACCCAGCCGCGGCGAGCTGTTCGTAAGCGCCCTGTTGGATTGGGAAGATCGCAACGCCCGCGCCGGCGGGGACAACCATTTCTATCTGATTCGTTGACGCACCATGTCGTTTCTCAAACAGACCTTCGATGGTGACACGAGCCGGATCGAGGCGGCGTACGGGCGCATCCAACGCGACAACGCCAAGTTGATCGCGCAAAACCAACAGCTTGCCCGCCAGTCGGCACGGTCCCAGCGAAGTTTTTCGTCCGGAATGCACAGTGGAGCCCGGCAAATCCAAAACATGGCGACACAATACATCACGTTGACCGCGGGCGTCGATATGGTCACCAGAGCCTACGCCGGGTGGCGGGAAGAAATGCAAAACCTCGGCGACGAGCACACGAAGTTCGCCGCGAAAGCAATCCGCGCCATCACGGAAACCGGCGACTTGGCCAGCTCTAAAAAGATTCGCGGCCGACTGGAAACCATGCCGGGCGCCACGGCGGAGCAAGCGCTGGCAGCGTTCTCGGGCGTATCGGCCGGCGTCCCCGAGGCGGACCTCGAACGCCGGTTGAAACTGGCTCGCCGCGTCGCTCGCCAAGCGCCAACCGGCGTTGACCTCGAACAGGTGGGCGAGCTGGCTGGCGAAATGGCCAAGCGGATGCCCGGCAAGAAGGCGGGCGACATCGTCGACTTGGCCACCAAGCTCCGCGCGGAAGCGGGAGGCAACATCCAAAAGGTTGCGACCGGTCAGTTCTGGAAAGCCGTCGGCATCCTGCAAGACACGGGCGCCGCAACTCCCGAGCAGGCGATGGGCATCACGCTGGAGGGGATGAAAAAGGGGATGCGTGCCGAGGCGGTGATCACCGCGGCGGCCAAGATTGAAGACTTCAAGCCATCGAAAACCGACCCGCTCCACAAAACGTTCGCCGCGGCGGGACCGAAAGACCGACTCGAAATGTTGCTGTCCGACAAGGCGATGGCAACCTCCATCCTCGGTGATCAAGGCGTGCGCCTTTCGCAGATCGATCGGGGGGAAGCGATGCGGTTGGCCGGTGCCTTCGGCCAAGCCCAGCGCGAAGACTTCGCGTTCCAGCAAGTCCGCAACCTCAAGGAATCCGTCTGGGGCCAAGAGGCGCTGCGAGAGCATCAGACCGCGCTCAAGCTGGACCGATCGACGCGCGCGGCGGGACTTCGCGAAGCCCAAACACAACGTGCAATCGACATCGTGAAGGCCGAAACCCAAGACGAAGGGTGGTGGGCGCAAGCCCACGCGCAGCGCTTTGCTAAAGCGGATCGCTGGCTTGGTGCGTCCGCAAAGCAGATCCTCGAAGCGACGATGCACCGGGGGTATCTTGGCGAAGGCCAAGTTAAACAGTTCGTCGGACAAGAGGCCGAAATCACCAACGAGATCCAGCGCCAGACCGACATCCTGAAGGGCGTGACCGAAGAAGTCGGCCGCAAGCTCGAAGGCGCCGCTGCCGCCGCCGAAGTTGGCCGCCACCTGGAGAACTGAAACTGACAACTGATCACTGACGACTTCCACCTTTCCCCGATGATCAAATACTCCATAGGCCCGTTCATTTTCGCCTCGCTGACCGGCCCCCCACCGGGTCCGACGGAAAACATTTCCGTTTGGGCGCGGGCCGGTGCCGACGGTCAGACGGTGATCAAGACGGGCCGACGGGCCGGCCCGATCCGCGTGGTGAGTTTCGTCAACTGCGCTTCGGCCGTGGCCGGCTGGAGCCTGTTGCGCTCGTATGAGCGCATGGTCGGGGCCGCTCCGGTCAATATTCAATGGGCGGGCCGATTCGAGGGGGAATGGCTGGTTCAAATCCTCGGCGTGCAGCCCGTCCCGGGCGGCATCCGGACGATCAGCATCGGCGTGGGCGGGATCGGCCTATCGCCGAGTTACGGCATCTGCCGGTGCCAGTGGGAGCTGTTGCCGGTGGAAATGGTGTAACCGAAAAACAGGAAGGAAACAAACCGATGGCTCTTCCCGAATCCATCAATGCAACGATCCAATTGCTATGCACGGTCCGCGAGGTGTTGGCCGACGCGGACGTGCCCGGCGCGGCCGAGGACAGCAACAAGACGATCACGCATTCGAACTGGAATTTCAGCGACACGCTCAACGCCAACTCCGACCCGGAAGCCGACGTCTTGGTGGTCCAAGAGGTCACGATCGGCGGCAGTCCGACGGATATCGATTTAACGGCGGCACCGCTCGGCGTCGGCCGGACCGCGGACTTGACCGGCAAGAAGCTGGTCGGCGGTCTGTTGAAGACCAAGAGCACCAACGCCGGTGCGGTGACGGTCGGCGTCTCGGGCGCCAACGATTACGAACTCTGGGGCGCCTCGAAGGATTTGGTGATCGCCAAAGGCCGGACGATCGCGTTGGCGGACGCCGAGGAGCAATACGCAGCCGTCGGCGCCTCGGACAAGATCATTCGGATATCCGGCACCAACGGAGACACGCTGTATCTGTTGATGGTCTTCGGAACGCAAAGCTAAGGACTTCCATCATGCAAATTGAACGCAAATCGTACGCCAAAAACATCACGTGGTCCGGCGCGACCGATTCGGCGGCCGTCGACGGGCTCGGCGGTGCTTCGGCGTTCCACCTGTATTTGCCCGCGACGTTTGCCGGGACGGCGTTGACGTTCAAGGCCAAGGTCGGCTCGGCGTACTACCTGGTCCACAACAATGGCGCCGATCTTACAGTGACGGTGGCCGCGGCCAAGGTCAACGTGTTGCCGGCCGAGCTGTTCGGCGGGTTCGACGCCGGCAAGTTCGTCTCGGACCAAAGCGAAACGTGCGTCGGCGAGCTGCACGGGCAGTCGTAAGAAGAGAGTGATTTCCGATGGGTTTGTCACGACTTCGCACCGGCGGACTGTTGCAACCGGCCCCCGGCGCGCACGCGATCTGGGGCGGGTGCGTCGCGTTCTGGAAGCTCGAAGAGGATTCGGGCAACGACCGGGTCGCCCAGTTCGGCGGATTCGAGCTGGCCGAAACGGGCGGGGTGATCGCTCGGGCCACCGGCAAGCTGGGTTACGGTGTCGATTTCGAGGCGGACGATTCGCGCCTCTTGCTGTGCGATGCGTCGTGTTTGCACCTGACAACGTTTACGATCGCCGGCTGGGCGAAGATGGAAACCAAGCCGGCGGCAAGCGGTCGATGGGCCGCCCGGAGCAACGGCGCCGGCAAGCTGGTGTTTCGGATCGGTCGCCGGCACGATACGGACCGGGCGGAGTTCGCCGTCTCGACCAACGGCACAAGCTGGGGCGCCACCTGCACCACAAGCCTCGCGGGCATTGCCGCGGGGACCTGGTTTTTCTGGGCCTCTCGTTACAACGACACGACCAAAAAGGCCGACTTGCGGGTCAACACGACCGACGCGGTGCAACAGACGCTCGGCGGCGCGATCAATGGGTCGGCCGACGCGGGTGTCACGCTCGGCGCGTTGCAATCGGGCGGCCAGTATTTCGACGGCGTGGTGGACGCGGTCGGCGCGTGGGCGAAGGTCTTGACCGACGCCCAATTGACCACGCTCTACAACTCCGGCACGGGCCGGGAGCATCCGGATTGAACAATGGCCGATATCAAGATCTTTGGCGCCAGCCACGCGGTCACGGCGCAGGCCCACCGGATCTACACCCGTGCGGCCTGGTCCAACGAATGGACCGAGCAACCGTGGCTCGAATGCGATTGGCTCGTTTGGGCGACTGCCCCGAGCACTCCGCAGGCGCAAATGACGTGGGACTACGGCAAAATCCGTCGGCCCAACGCGGTTAAGTTCGCCGACGTGGTCCGGTGGGAAATGGGGCAAGACGCCAACCCGTTCGCCACGCAAACGCACTGGTTCGTCAAGATCTCGGTCGACCTGGCCGCCGGCGGGACGCTGGATTGGTACGGCCAGCTCGAGCTGACGGCGGACATGATCGCGGGCACGCGGTTCGAGCGGGACAACGACGGGGACCTGGTCGGCAGGGCCGCCGGGACCGAATCGTTTCTGTGTAACGGCCTGATCCAGATCCTCGATTTCCATCGGGTCCTGCAAACCTGGTGGGCCGAGGGGCGCGGGTCGCATGCCGGACCGACCGATCGGGCCGTCACGTTCAACGCCGACGGTCTGCCGAACCGCGCCGGCCAGCAAAACCGGTTCGTCGGCCTGATCGGCGACGAAGCGACTGCCTGGTCCACGCGGGACGTCGTCAAGTACCTGGTCGAATTCCACACCCAAGACGCCGCGTTCCCGAACAGCTCGCCCCCGTTCACCCTGGCCGCCAACGTGGACGACGTGGTGCCCGACTTCGACTCGCCCGTGCTGCCGGCCCACGGCCGTCGGACTCGGTCCCTGTTGGACCAGCTCCTGGCCCGCCAACGGTTGCTGGGGTGGTATCTGGCGGTCGATGGCAACGAAAACGTCGTGGTCACCCCGTACAGTCTGGCGGATGCGGTCGTTCCGGTCGCCGACGGTGTCCGGCTGGAGCGGAACCCGGACCGCCGGCAACTGGTCTTTGATCGGGATTCGAGCGCCGAGGTGGGCCTGAAGACGAGCGGCCTGGACGTCGTCGACCAGGTGGTGGTCACCGGAGCCCGCCGGCGGAGCTGCTTCACCGTGAGCCACACCGATTCGACGTTGGCCAAGGGGTGGCCGGCGGCGCTCGAAACCGAATACGAAGCGGGAGCCAGTGGCGCCGGGGACTACCCGGCGGCCGCCGAGCGCGACCAGCGGCAAAAGCGCAACGCCGAAGCGCGGAACACCGATCGGCTCTCCGCGGTCTTTTCCCGGTTCGTGCTGAATTTCTCCGGTTACCCGATGGCCTGGGACCTGAAGGCGGGCGACGGGATCGGCGGTGCGACCAACCCGATCACCCCCAAAGACGGCGCGGTCGACCAAGTCTATGAAATCTATCGGCCGGAGATGTTTTTGCTGCCGACGCTGCCGTTGCTCGAAGGGTACGACTATTCGGACAGCCGGATCGATTCGGGCACGGTGTCGGATTTTGCCGAGCCGCCCTTTGACGAGCTATCGCCAATCGTCGCGATCCGGCTGCCTGAGGACGCGGCCCGGTGGGTGCAGATCGAGCGCGTCGGCATGTCGGCGCACGTCGAAACCGAAAACAAGGACACCAACAAGAAGTGGTCCGGCACGGTGCGCGTTCCGCCACAGTCCCAAGCCCTGGAAATCCAGATCTCGGGCCAGCCGCAGCATGTGATTGCCGCCTCGGACTTTTCGGGCCAGACCGAAGATCCGGACCTGGGGGATTTCGATTGGCAATACATGGTCTGCACCGTGGCGATCGAGGACGATCGGCACGCCGAGGGCCGCTATCCGGCCGATGGGGACCTCTGGCCGGGCGCCGCGGTGCAAGGCATCCGCCGGATGTTCATCGACGCGGGCGCCGGGTTCAAGCGGGACTACGTCGTGCCCGGGACCGTCGTCGGCGTCGACGGAACGACCGGCGCGTTGAAACGATCCACGACGGGCGGGTTCGTGCGCGACGACACGCCCGCTTTGGAGCGGATGGCCCGCATGGCGTATGAGTGGTACGCCACCCGCCGCGCGGCGCTGCGGTTCTCCACCTCGATCATCACCGATGCGATTTCGCTGGGGGACATGATCACGGCGATCGGCGATACGACAGTCACCGGCAACCATCAGCAATCCGTCAACAGCGTCGTAACCGAGCTCCGCCTGGACATGCCGCGCGGTGAGGGCGTCCAGCCGCCGCCGCACCGAATCCAGTACCAAACCCAATACGGCCAGCTCGACCCGTTGAGGGTCTGACCTGATCTCACCTGATCTGACCTGAAACATGCCCGCCAACCGCCACGACCGGATCGTTGACCTGGAGCAGCAAGTCCAGGATCTGCGCCGCGATCTGGACGCCTACCGCCGCCGCGACCTTTTCCATCAGACGCCGCGTCAGATTCGGACGGCGATCACGTGCGCCATTTCGGCCAGCTATCCGACCGCCCCGGCCGACACCTACGGGATCAAATTCGTCGACGGGACATTCACCGAATCGGCCGGCGACCAGACGCCGACCGACACGAACCGATCGGCCACTTACCAGCGGATCGCGCACGACCGCACCCCCGGGCGTTTCCTGGCCGAGGGGACGCTGGTCCAGGTGTACGAGGAAAATAGCCGGTGGTGGATTTTCCACGCCGATCAGCTCTTGGCCTGGCTCGAATTGGACGCGACGCTGACCCCGGGCAGTTCGGCGTCGGCGACGCTCTGCGTGTGGAACGGCTCAATCTACGGCACCACCGGCGGATCGACGACGCTTTATGATCCGCACAATCGCAATTTCGGACTGGACGGCGAGAAGATCCTTTGCGGCCGGCTCAACGGTCGATGGGAAGCCCTCGGCGAAAACGGACTGTTGCGCCGCGGGACGCCCGACTCGAATATCAGCTCCGGCAGCTCGGGCACCGTCTCGATCGCCGGGTCGAGTGTAAATATCACCGGCTACGTCGATTGGGCCGAGGGCGGAGAACAGGTGTCCGCATCGAAAGAAAGTTGGTGGAAGTACCAACCGGACGAAACCCAGTGGTACTGGCTCGGCGGGGAATGTGAGTAGCTAAAGGCAAAGTTCGCACGAAGACACAAAGACACGAAGATTGAACTATGGCCGGCCGCCGCCTCTCCCGATGCTGTTGCCTCTGCCCGGGCTGCACATCGCCCCGCCCGGCCGAATGGCAAGTCACGCTCGCGGGGATCGCAAACGATGCGTGCGACGATTGTACGAATCTCAACGGCATCTGGGACGTGCCGTGGCAGATCAAGTATTTGGGGATTTGTCACTGGCAGGAACAAATCGACTCGATTTGCGACGGCGATGAGCCGTGCTTTCTCAATATCGTGATGCACCCTGGGCTGCTCGGGACGCCGTACATCCAAGTGCAACTTAGGGGCGGAGTCCTCGACGCCTACCCGCAGATCGTGTGGACAAAGGAACTCTCGACGCCCCTAGACTGCGAAAACGTATCTGGTTTGAGCCTTCCCTTGACGCTCGACGACCATCTTTGCGACGGCAGTTCGGCGACCTGCAACATAACGGCCCTGTGATGCGAATCTCGTGCGCGATGGCACCGATCGATCAACCGAATGCCACCGGCCTGCTCCGGTATCGGTGCCAGGTTTGCGGGCGCGAAACGGCCCCGACCCCGAGCCCGGCCGAACAAATCCATTTTCGGTGCCGAGGCCGTGCGTGCGCTCACCTCGGCCCGCCGACCGGCCGCCGAGTGCCGATCCAAGGCGGCTGCAACAAGCGGCGATCGTTGGACCTGGTCTATCACTGTGGCAAGTTCGGCGAATGCGTCCTTCATCGGCCCGCGCTGCACGAACGGCTCGGATGCTGCAAGATCTGCCCGGATCGCAAAACACCCCAAAAACACGGGGAAAACGACGTTTCTATAACGCACCTTTCGGCACATTTGGCGCCCGTAGGTAGTATGCCACGGGGTGAATAATTTGGGATTTGGTGTTTGGGATTGGGGATTGTCAGAACAAGGAGCATGATCATGCGAAGGTACGTTTGGGAGTGGTTGGTTTTGTTGGTGGTATCGGTCGCCGGCTTGGGCACCGGCGTGGCGGTGGACATGACCGCCGCGAACCAACAGGAGGGAACCGAGAGAACGGAGGTGGAATCGAAATCAATCACCTCTCCTGTTCAAGAAAACCGTTTCGGTCTGGTCCCCAACGATCCCGAGCACGACAACGGCCCGATTCTGGCCAAGGCTCTGATGGCCGGCCGGCGCGTCGAGCTGGCGCCGGGAACCTACTGGACGTCCGAGGTCAAGCTATCCGGCCGAAAGCCATGGCACCTGGTCGGCCGCGGGATCGGCTGCAATCTGCGCCGGCCCGCCGACGCCGTCGTGTTGCGCGCCATGCCCGGGACCAAGACGATCCTCTCGGTCCGCGACGTCGCGTCGGGTTGCCGCATCGAGCGGCTCGCGCTGGAGGACAATGCGTCGCTGCCGGCCGAGAAGCGGGCCGATGGGATCGTGATCCGCGGTTGTGAATCGTGGCGGATCGCCGATTGCACCTTTTCCGGCCTGGGCACCGGCTTGGCGGTCATCAACACGCCCGGGCCGGACGGTGCGCCGGGCAAGCGGATCTGGAGTCTGGCGCTGCGGGGCTGTTTTGCCAAGCAGTGCGAGGTCGGCTTTTCCCTGAACGGACGCGGCAAGGGGACGATGGGCTGCGTCGCGATGACCGATTGCCTCACCGAGCTGACGCCGGTGAGTCTGACCGTCGAATCGTGGCGCCGCGGCCTGTCGATCCGCAACTACGCGGCCCACCGCGGGCTGATCGTCCTGAAACGCTCCCGCGTCCTGGTCGACGGAATGTATGCCGAGCTGGTCGCCGACGATCCACGAGCGTATCCGATCCGGCTCAAGCGGACGGAGTACAGTTTCCGCGGCGTCTTGGGCAAGGTGCGAATCGAGGACTCGGTTGCGTGCGACGGCAACCAGCTGGGTGTCTACCGCCCGCCCCGGAGCCTGATCCCGTCGGAGTGATGCGCCTTTGCGTGATCC